CGCCACTTGGAGATATCGTTCGTGCCGTCATAGACCGGGATGATACGAACCGACGTACCCTTGTAGCTCTGCCGGCCAACCTCGACGGCGCCCGGAGGCTTGACCAGCGGCACCATGACCAGCGCAAAGGCGTTCTTGTGGAACACCAGGTTCTGCCGATCCTGAGCGCCGGCAGCCGACTGCCAAGTGACCGCCTTGTTATCGAGGTCGGTGACGCCGGCCTTGACCGCGATGTTCTGGAACGCCCCCGACCAGATCATGGCCGGATAGATCACCACGTCGGCGTCGCCGGTCGTCACCGCATCGGAGGTAACGTCCGACACGACAACGAACTGCTTGAGGAACGGCAGCGGGGCCTTCGTCACCGGGTTGACCGCATACACGTCGGCAATGGTGAATACGTCACCTTTCTTGACGGTCTTGTTCGTGCCGAGGCCGTCCATATGGATGGTCTGCGTCATCGAGTCCTTGACCGAAGAATAGGTGATCGTGGCCGACGTGATCGCGCCGTCGATTGCCGCATCGGTGCGGGTGCCGGCGGTATGAGTCAGGACATTCTGCGACATGAACGTGTCCACGCCGCCGATCTCGCCCAGCGACCCCTTGCGATAGGCGCCCTTGGCCGCATCCTGGATATAAAGGCCAGTCTGCGAACCGAGCAGCGCCCAATGGTCGGCCGGCGACAGAACAGCCGCCCGCGTGTCCTGTGGGACCGCCATTTCGTCCAACCGCTCCGGCGCCACCGCAAAGTCGGCGTAGGAGTTGACCTTCTGGCCCGACGAGCCGACCCAGTTCGGCACGCTGGAATACAGCCCCGCAAGATAGGTATCGACCGAGTTCGCAAGCTGGATCATCGCCGGCTTGATCACCCGCTCGCCAAGCTCGCCGATTTTCAGGGTGAGGTCCTGCGAAGTGAACTCGAAGTCCACGCCGCGCCGCTGGTTGACGGTCAGCGCAACCTTGCCTTCGGTCACGTCCTGCGTCGCCATGGTGGCATCGGTACGCACGGTGAAGTCGGTCGGGCGGCGGATCGAAATGGTTTCACCCACTTCGTAGCCGTTGACCTTTTTCGAGAACTCATTCTCGTAGCCGCGATAAACCTGCTTCGCGAACACGAGGTTGTTGTCGAGGTGCATCAGCGCCTCTTTGGCGATGATGTCAGCGGTCAGAGTCGTATTGGTAGCCATGGTAAAGAGTCCTTCTGGCGGGGCGCATCACTGCGTGCCGCTCTGGGATGCGCGTCATCACGACGGGCAAACTGAAATGGATGCTCGCTAACCGCTCCATCCGGCGCGGCGTTTCGCCATGTATTCCTCCATCGAGGATTTCGACGGATCGAATGACGGCGACGCACCACCGCGCAGCGGTGTCAGCGGTTTCGGAGCGCTGGTTTGGTGTTTGCCTGCCGGCATGCGGACAGAGCCTTCCAGCCGGCCGATTTCTCGGGCCAGCTCGCGCCCCGTCATGTCGTTCAATGCGAGCAGTTTTTCTGGATTCCTGGCGAGGTAGTACGAAAGCAACGCACTTTTGTCCGACGCGATGATCTCCTTCGCGACCTCATCGGACACGTTGATGTGCTTCACCTTCGCAAGCGTTTCGTCATAATCCTTGATGACGGATTTTGCTTCCTCTACACGCTCGGCATGATCGGCAACAAGGTCTCGCCACGCTTCGCGCTGGTCATGCTGGCGCCTCTGATCGGCTTCGCGGCCGGTTTCCTCACGGATAGCCTTGCGCACGGCCCAATCCGTACGCGCCTGCTGATACGCGAAGAAATCGCCGTTAAAGTCGGCCTCCTGCGGCTCCTTGTCCTTCTCGGCCGCGCCATCGCCCGCAGGCTGACGGCGCTCGACCTGCTCAAGACGGCGCAGCAGTTCGGCATTCTCACGCCGCAACATCTCGTTGCGGATTTTCTCCCGGCGAGAGCCGGAGAGACGTTTCGGCTTGTCGTGACCTTCGGCGTTGACATCCTCGCCGGCGCGCTCGCCAGCGTCGTCGCCTTCCGCTTCCGCCTCGACAGTCTGCTCCACCTCCTGCGAGGTGTCATCGGTCAAAGTCTCGTCATCGCCCGGCGTTGCCGCCAGCGTCTCTTCGTCGCTCATGTTGTTGGCCCAACAAAAAGCCGCCCGGAGGCGGCGCTCTCACAGCGTCCAGCGCCTCACGCGCCGGCCATCATGTGACCTACTGGACAGGCTCGGCCTGTCGATCCTGTTGCTGCTGGTGGCGCTCGGCGTCCTGCGCCATCTGCGTGGCGTGACGTTCGGAAGAATGAGCAAGCCCGGCCCGCTTCATCTCCAACTCCGCCAGCTTGATTTGAAGCTCAACCTCGCCGAGGCGCTGCTTCTGCTGCAATTCCTGCTCTTTTGCGGCAATCTCAAGCTCGGCCATTCGCGCGTCGTTCTGCGCCTTGATCAATTCAGCCTGAGCACGAACCGCCTCTACCGATCCATCAGCGCCCGGCGGCTGTTGTAGCTCGCGCGTCTTCGCCGTGATCTCAACCCGTTTCTGCTCATTTTCGAGTTGCTTGCCTTCCATCTCGATCTGGATAGCCTTCTGCTTAAGCTCGGCCTCCGCTGCCGCTTGCTGCTCCTCCGGTGTCGGCGGCTCGGGCGGAGCATTCGGGTCAAGATTCTGTTTCTTCAGCGCGGCCTTGACCGGCGGCGGGAGCAACGCTTCAAGCCTGTCTCCGATCTTGTCGGCGTCCGGCCAGTTCTGCATGCGCGCATAGATGTCGCCGAGGATCGGCGCGGCTTGCGGCAAGGCTCGGATCAACTCAGCGATACCTTCGCGCGCCTCATCGCGCATGGTGGCGTAGCTCGGCCCCTCAACCGTCATCACATCGTAAGCGCCGACCGTCAGATCGTTTTCCACGATGTGGGCGCCGTCGACGATCACTTCCTTGTTGATCGTCTTCGGCTCGACCTTGCCGTCATCGCCGACAATCCGCACCGTCCGCGTCGAGTCGTAGACGTGCGGGATCAGGTCAACGATGATCTGGCCGGTGCGCTGCAACGCAAGCGCGAAATTACCGTGATAGACGTAGGTTCCGGTGTCGGCCTGAGCATCGCGGAGTCGGATCGCCCGCCCACTGGTCTCGTTCGAGCGCCCGCCGAGCGAGGCAGAGTAAATCCCGATGACGCTTTGCAGCTTTTGTGACGCCGCCGCTGCGCCAAGCTGGATCGCCTGTGAGGCGACCGGCGGCGGAACGCGCTGCGGACCGGCCGGCGCCTGCGGGTCCGGCGTATACTCAAGAAACGGATGGTTCTCGACGTTCGCCGTTTCCCACAGGTCGTAATTGTCCTGAAAGTGCTTTTTCGTCCCGATCCACGGCGCTTTCGGTTGAAGCGCGATCGCCTCTGTTTCTGCGCTGGCGTAGTAGTTGACCATGCGCTGCACTTCCTTGGCATAGCGCACGATGCCGTGCCGATACACATCGCGACCAATCCGAACCTCTTCGCCGACAATCGGGACAACCGGGATGTGATTGCCCTCCCATTCGTCCTCTTGCAAAATCTCGGCGCTGGTCATCAGGTAGCGATAGACCGTGAAGCTGTCGCGCTCCTCGATCCTGATGCCAGCCTGCTCGGCCTCCGCCATCGCCTGAGCAAGCTCATCATCATTCAGCGACGCGGCTTTCTCGGTGATGTCCGTGACCGACCCGTCCGGCATGAGAGCGAGAAGCTTTTTCGACGGCCGCTTGACCCAATAGGCGGCAACCCGAATGAAGTCGTCGCCGTGCCAGTTATAGAACGGCGTGCCGGTTTTGACCTCGAAACCGTCCGAACGCGCATTCGGATAGGTTGCCTTGAACTTTGCCATCGACATATCGACCGGCACAAAAACGTGCTTCGCATCTTCGCGCGTTGGCAAGATCGAATCCGCATCCCACACGACGGCAACGCCGTCATCGATGGCTGATATGCGGATTTCACGATTGAAAGTGGTCGCTCCCGCATATTCGATTTCAACGGCCCAATGACCGATGCCGCATGTCACCTGACTGTCAGCCGCCGACATGTAAACGTGTTGCGCATACGACCGATTCTCGATGTATCGAACCATGCCGCCGAGGATTTCGGCCGTTTTAGGGTCTGACTTGTCATCGACCGGGACGACCTTGATGCCCGGCTTCGCCTGCCGCAGATCGCCCGTCACCTGCCGAATATACTGCGGCAACTCGTTGATGACGTGCGCCGGCCGACCCTTGCGCGCTTTCAGCGCCTCCGGCTCCCACTGGTCCTCCGGCAAGCCTCGCCTGAATTTCAGGTCATCGTAAGCAGCATCGATGTTGTCGCGCTCGCGCTGATAGTCGCGCTCGTATTCCTCCATCGCCTGCGCATGCACGGCTTCCCAGTCGGTTTTGCGCGCAGTTCGGCTGTCGCTGGCCTTCTCAGGTCCAACGTTAGCCTCGTCGTCAGTTGCCATGAACTATGCGCCCTGCCAGCTTCCGTGGTGGCGATGAACGGGCCGCGCGCGCGGCTCCGTCTCGGCAAAACGTTTCATCATCAGCGCGTACCGCGTGGCGCACAGCAAATCGTCGCGCTCCTTCACGATCTTACCGTCGGCACGGTGATAAAGCCTGAACTCATCGAACCATTCTTTCAGGTGCGAGAACACCTTGAACCGGCCGGTTTGCATCATGTCGAGCATTTCGGTTACACCGGCCTCGACGCCGTTCCCGCCATCCTCGAACGTTGCGCGCTCCGGCAGCACATTCAGTCCCTGCTCGCGATAGAGCGCCGCAAGCTGGTCACCAGAACCCTTGTCATGCTGCAACCCGTCATGCGGCCACGCGCACGGTATCCACTGGCCCCACGGCTTGATCGACGCCGCGTGAATGACCGGCGTTGCCTTGCTCTCGCGATAGATCGACGTGACGTACCAGGTATCGGCGTCACGATCCCACGCGCAGCACGCCGCGGCGAACGGATGGTCGTAGCCGAAGTCCACCCCAATTATGCGCACCCAATGTGCCGGGATAGGGATTGCCTCAATGGTGATCGATTCTTCTTTGACCGGGAACACCCGGCCCGACCCCATCGTCGGCAGGCCCTTCACCCGCGCTTCGCGCTCATGCTCGGGATAGCTCGCGATGATCGCCGCGCGCTGTTCCGCCGTATAGTGCTCTGCGTCCTCGATCGTCATGCGGACAATGGCGCGGCTCATTCCAGCCCGCACTCCGTGATGAACATGTGCACAACGTCAGACATGCCGAGCAGCGGCGTGAACGTCAGATAGACCATCCCGCCCGTGGCGTTTGTCCGGGTCAGACCCTCCATGTAGATATCCATCGGCGGTTCTTCGTCGAGCCAGACCACATCCAGCGTTTCGCCCTGCCACTTCTCGCGGCCCTGATCGTAGCTCTTGAATCCCAGCGTCGAGTTGTCGCCTGAGACGTGCCTGACCAGCACGCTATCAACCGCGTCAGCCACGCCCATTCGCAACGACACATCGACAATCGCATCACCAGGTATCAGCCCGGTCCCGCGCGCTGCCCGGTCCTTCGGCTCACCAACGAGAAGGCGCTGCACCCCGTCGCGCGTCACCTCGCCGGTTTTCGACCCGGCCCATGCACGAACTGGATGGTCAAACCGACGACCACGCCACCACGCTGGATAATCTCCGGTCAGATGAAACGCCATCTCGGCGGCGCCGCTGTATGTCTTCCCCAGCTGGTTTCCGGCCATCAACAGCCGCTCGCGGTGCTCTGCCCCGGCCGCGTGGAATGCCTCCTGCTTCGCGTATGGCCTGTAGCGCTTGAGCCTAGTTCGGTCGAAGCGGCGCTTCACTTCCGCTGCTAGCGCCGCCCTCTCCCTCAAGACCGAGGAAAGGTCGAATGATGGCGTCAAGCTGCTGGATGCGCTCAATAAGCTGGTCATCTGTCAATTCGGTTTCGGTCGTCACCTTGAGTTCGCGGGGCAACAGGCTGGCGATGACCTTGAGATACGCATCGGGTTTGTCCGCGCGGACAGCCTGAATGGCGACGACGCCGTGCTCCTGAAAATCCTCATGAAGCGCGCGGATGAAGTCCTCACCGAGCTTGTTGCGAGAGCCTTTGGCTCGGCCAGCGGGATTGCCAGACTGGCCCGGCTTGAATTTCAGGTCATCGCGCAAATGCGCCGGCAGCTTCTTGGCTGCTGATTCAGCCATCACGCCACCACGGGGAGTTTGTCATCTCGCACGATGTCGGTGGGACCGCGCTGGGGCGCGTCGTAATAAGTTAGTCTCCCAAGGTCGCGCAAGTCTTTCACCCGGCTTTCGAGTGTTGGGTACCAAATCGATTTCGTCTGAGAGGAATCCAAAATCGGAATCCAAACCACCCTGTCCATATGTTCTGCCATCACGCCACCACGGGGAGGCAGAAGCGGGCGCGGGAATACAGGAGCGGCAAACATCCCCCAATGAGAGCAACTGATCATCGCCGTTCATCCCCAAACCTCACAAACCCAACCGGCCCGATGACCTCTCTGCTCATCAGCGGGGTACCCGCCGCGTCGTAAAGCCCGGTCTCGCGCCAGCCGTCATCGGGCTCGCAGACGGTGATCGTCGGCACGGTCACCCGCTCATCGTCCATCCAGGATGATCGCGGCGGGCGGACCATGGCGGCGTATTGCTTCACCGCCCCATCCTCCCCGAGCTCCGCGCACCCCACCACAGGACTGCGCCAGCACCAGCGACGAAGCCGATGAACAGGATGACGATGGCGACGGGGATGGTCATCGCTCAGAGCCTCCAAGTGAGACAAAAACCTTGCTTCGGCCGAAAATATTGTTTGACACATAGGTCCAATGGACCTACATTGTATTTGTCGATAGGGCGATGGTGCCCGCCAGTGATGGAGACCGACATGACCCGCTTCCAGATCACCAACACCCGTTCCGGCGTCGACCTTGGCGCTTACGATGGCGCGACCGAGGCCGAAGCGCTCGACGCCATGGCCCGCGACGCTGGATACCGCGACTACGCCGAGGCTTGCGAAGTGGCGCCCGCCGAGCCCGGCGAGATCGTCGTTACCAAGATCGACTGATGACTCCAGCCGAGCTTAAATCCGCTCGCCAAGCCTTCGGCCTTAGCGCCGAGGGCTTTGCGCGTCTTGTCGGCGCAAAAAGCGGCCGCACAGTGCGGCGATGGGAGACGGAGGCCGAGGCCAGCCGCCTCGACATCCCCGGCCCCGTCGCGGTCTTGGTCAAGGCCCTCCTGGATAGCGCCGCCGTGCGCAAGCACTTCGGCGTGACGCTGCGCAAGGCCGGATAACCCGACAGGAAAGCGTCTAGCGCGCAGCAAACTTCTTCGCGTCGGCCTTGTAATTATCAACAGACGACAAGATCAGCACGTTTGCTGATCGCTTATTGGCGTAGTCGAGAGCGCTATCCAAGGTGTCGAACGTTGACATGCCGCCGCGCCAATCGACCTTAAAGCCCCGCAGCGTCCACGGCTTGAACTCATCGTAGTCGGCAGACACTAAGGCCGTGTTGGTGTCTACGGCAGCGATGGTTCCCGGAACGAAAAGCTGATTCTGTGTCACCGCTATCTCCCGACAGGAAAGGTTCTCGCGGGCCGGGCTTGATACCGGCTGGGACCGAGGACAGCGGAGCCGGTCCCTACCCCCACCGCGAGGTTGCGCTGTCCACAGAGCCTCAAATTGGTGGCGCGTGTAGCGCTTCCTTCAGCGCCGCCGCGAGAATTGTTGCGAGGCCGGCCGTGCCTAGCGAGCAGCCGCCGGATAACCACCAGCCTCGCGCCCCGTGCGGGGAACTAGAATCAAAAGCGCCCGCGACGACAACCGTCCGGGCGCAACTTCACAGCTTCTATTTCTGACGGTTACTGATTTGCAGCCCGCTGTCAATACCGAAGTGGTGGACAAGTGCATCAAGTCCACTTCTCAACAGCGCGAGCGAAGAAAAATCACCAACCCGCCTATCGAGCACCGCGCAATCCTTGACGACCCGTTGCGCGCGATTGCCTGCTACCCGGCACGCGACGAACGCGGCGTTGTATTTTTCCTTGATCTTCTCCGCGACATCGGGGGCCATTTCCCGGCCCTGCGAGACTCCTACGCGCGTTAAATCGATCGAATGCGGGTGAGGACTCGGCACGTCGTAAACCGCACAGAAAGCCACGACAAGCTCGGCATACCGCATTCCGGCGGCATACTGCGCTGGTGTGATGGCCCCTCGGATCATCGACCGCCCGAATTCGGACCCGGCTTCCGGCCACTCGCGAAAATCTCGCGCGACCGTGCGACGGTGCGGCTGCGCAGCAACCTGTGCCTTCGGGCTGACATAGGCCCGCGCCACGCGCCCGTTCGGCTCCCGCCTGCCCCGTTTCCTTGGACGCCCCACCATGATCCACTTCACCCCTCGTCTCGAACGGACCGTCTCGCGGGTCCAGCGTACGCCGGTCACTGTGCTCAAAACCCGATTGGGTCGTTAAGCGGCTTGTCGGTGTCGTCGATGGCCTTGAGAGGATCATCGACCGACCTCCGCACCGCCACGATTTCGGCGCCTGGGAACACCGCCTTGGCCTTGGCGATCTGCGGATAGTTCGCCAGCAGCCGCCCGATCTCTTCGAGCGTGTAGACCACG